TTCAGATTGAATTGCTGCTGATCCAGCCCCATGCCGTTCAACGCATTGGCGCCGGCAAGCCGGCTGTTCGCCGCAGCCTGCGCCGCCTGCTGATTGGCAACCTGCGTCCGCATGATGTTGTCGGCATTATACTGGTTCGCGTTCTGAAGCTGCGTCGCGTTGAACTGCTGCATCTGATTGCGGGCAGCCTGATTGGCGAGATTGGTTCTGTGGCGAACGTCGAGGTTCGCTTGGCTTACGCCCAAATCCGCTTGCTGGTTTCCCTGCCACGCCCGAAGCGCGTTGGACTGATCGTTCTGAATTGCCGCCTGCGCCTGATTGAAGTTCTGATTGTTCAAGCTCGCGGCGGTGTTGGCGGCGGTGTCGAGGAAGGCGCGGTTGTTTTCCGAATTGGCAACCGCTTGCCGCGATCCGCCAAAGGCGCCCGCCTTGGCGGCGCGGGCGTTGGTGGTGTTATTGATAATGTCGTTCTGGCGCCCGAGCGTCTGCATCGTCCGATCGATGACGTTGGACGTATACGGGTTCATGTAAGCGTTGATATTGGCGTCGGTGAACTTGCTCGCCGTCACGTCGCGCACGTCCGGCCGCCATATTTGTGTCTGGTCAGCCTGCACCGCATAGCCGCCTAACCCGGCGTCGGCGTTGGCGGTATGCACCTGCCACGGCTGATAGTTCGCGGCACCATAGGCTGCGGTGCGTCCGGCGTTCATGGCATCCTGTCCCTGCCAACCGCCTTGCATGACCGTGTTGTAACCGGCGTTCTGTCCAGCGTCCCAGCCGGCGAGCATGTTGGTTGGCGGCTGCGCGGCCGGCAAATTCTGCGCGGCGCGTTGGGCGAACAGATAGTTGTTGTATGCCGCATCCGCCGCCCATCCGGTCGGCGCGGTCGTCGTCGTCGTCGTTGCCATGGTCTTACCTCTTCGCCCCGGTTTCGCGGATGTCGAGCCTCAAGGCGCCGAGCCGCCAGAACGACGGCGCCGACGCGCTGTCGAGGCGCAGCGCCACCTGCCGCGCAGTCAGGCGGACATCGATTTTCTCGGTGGATGAAAGCACGTTGTACGGCCCGTGCGTCGTCTCGGAGGATGCCGGGAAGTGTCGGCTCTTGAAGCTGATCGTCATGCCGCCGACCATATCCTCGATGTCCGGCACCGCGCGCAGCACCGCAAGCAGCCGATCGCCGTCCTGTATGTCGATCGGTGCGCTTTCCGCATATGCTGTGATTGCGCCGCCATCGGCGGTGTTGGAGCGCTCCTGATAATACAGGTTGCCCGAGGTGTCGGCGGAGACGGGATACTCCAGAACCCCGGCATCAAGCCACGCCGTCCGGTTCCAGCTTCCGACCGACCAAGTGTTTTCTTGGAAATTGAAGACCACATAGCGCGAGCATTCGTTGCCGTCGCGCCGATCCGGGTAGAACCACCAAACTTCGTTGTTGCTGCCGTTCAGGGCACAGTAGATTTTTTCCGCCTGCACCCAATCGAGATTGTCCGCCACGTACCTTTTTACGGGACACGGGATCGGGCTAGGCGTGCCGCCGCTGTAAGCGTAAAACTCGCCGGCCGGTGTCATCCAGAACGCCGCGCCGTCTTTCTCAACGCAGGCATTGCTGCCGATCAAACCGCACCCCGCGCCGAGCATTTCGACGCCGTAGACAAGGAGTGGATCACCAAGATATGAGAGCGCATAGAGCGCGGTATCGGTCCAAACCAACGAGCCGCGCCGCGACGGCATGCCGCGCACGATCCGCCCGCCGTGAGACAGCCGCAGATCGCCGCTTTGGTTCGTCGCCGATGGCGTCCAGTTGGTTGCATCTTCCTGATCCGACCACCGAAGCATCATCGGATCGAAATCGGTTGTCCCGAAGACGGTAGCGCCGCAGCACATCACGATCCGTTCGGCCGTCACAAAATGGCTGCCGACTTCGTCCGGCGATCCCGTCACTTGCGCGGCCGGTGTCGTCAAGCCCCCCGGAACATTCACCCACTCATAGAGCTTTCCCCGGCGCGGGTTCGCCAACAAGTTCTCGCCCCAATTGCTGAGGCTCCAAGTTCTAGGTCTGAACTCGTCGGTCGTCGGTGTGCTATAGGTGCCGGTGCCATACTCCCCGGTGCCGTAGCCGGTGCCGCCGATGCTGCTTTCCAGCCCCGCCGTCAAGCCGGTCGGCGTGATGTCGTACAGCCCGCCGCCGTAGTAGAGCCACAACCCGGTATGCGTGCCGATGCCGAGGCGGGGCGCGCCATCGATACCGGACCATGAGTGCAGCCCCCGGCATTTGCCGCCGAACTGCTCAGTGGTCATCCGCTCCCAGCCGCCGATAATCTGCGGTTTGCCGGCGCGGAACCGCACCTTGTCGGTGTCAATCCATCCGCCCTCGGCGGAGAGCGGGCTATCGTCCTTCGACACGCCCGGCCGAAGCTCCAACTTGGTCAGCGGCATGGTTCAGGCCCACGCCGGGTCGGAGGTGTAGTCAACCGCTTCGCCGGCCAACGCCTGCACCTTCAACTGATAGGCGCGGAAGATCAGGAACTCTTTGCGGTCGCCAACCGCCAACCCGAGGTCAATCATGCTTTCCGGCGTCGGCAGGGGCAGGGGATTGGACCCGCTGGCGTCGAGCCACAGTCGCCCGCCGCCCCACGCCTCCGGCGTGCCGATCGTCAACAGCGCCACCGCGCGCAGCATTTGCTGGCTGATGTTGGTTTGGTCTTGCTCGCGCGTCTGGATCACCCTCCCGCTGCCCGGCGGGTATTCGATCCCGCCCGCAATGCGCCGGTCGCGCTCGGCGTCGATCAGCCGGGTCAGGTCGTCGGCGGAATATCCCTGGATAGCTCCGGCGTAGCCCGTCAAAAGCGGATCGCCTTCCGCCACGATGCGAACCCCGCCGTTGGAATACGTCACTTCCAGGCGCGGCAGCAGGCTGCCATCGGTGGCGCTCGCCAGCACCCTGCGCACCTTGACAATCGTAACCTCAGCCATTCGCCCGGTTCTCCAATGCAGCCACGCGCGCCGCCAATTCCTGCACCGCACCAACCAGCAGCGGCGTCAGCTTACTATAATCCAACCCCTGGTAAACCGGATTGCCGTTGGCGTCGGTGGCGTCTTTCTCGCCGGAAACGGCATACGGCGCGGTTTCCTGAACTTCATGCGCCAGAAAGCCATCAACCGTCTCGTCCGGCTGCTCAAGGAAGTGGAACCGGGCAGGTTTCAGTTGCCCGATACGCTCAAGCGCTCCCGTCAGCGGCACGACGCCGCCCTTGAGGCGATGGTCCGAACTCGTGAGATAGGCGGTGCCGCCGCTCGACAGGTCTATCGAACCCTTCCAAACGCTCGCCAGATTGAAGGCCAAGACGGTCCCCGCAGTATTGCGGCCCATCGTGCTGAAGTCCGGCGCATTCTGGAAGAATTGCCCATTGCTCCTGATAACAAAGCCGGTATTCGTGTTGTCGAAATACCCTGGTGCCAGTGCTGTTGTCCCGATCAGCAGGTGACGATTACTGTCAATCATCATCGCGTCACTGGCACTGATCGCAAAGTGTATTTTCCCAGTCGCGCGGGAATTTTGCACAACAAGTTTGTCGGTCGGCTGGCTATAAATGCGGCCGAACAGCGTCCCGGCGGTGTCCATCATCTCGACAACGCCGCCGTCCGCGCCCTGGATCGCCAACGTCGTGTAACCGCTGGTCACGTAAGGCGAGCGGCCGAGGCCGATGTTCCCGGAGAAGGTCGGGGACGCAAGGTCGGCCTTGGTCGAAAGCAGGGATTGCGCCGTGCTCGAACTCGACGCGGCGCTAATGGCGCTGTTGGCGGCACTCAGCGCGTTGGCCGCTGCCGAGGTGGCACTCGTTGCCGCCGATGTCGCGGATGCAGCCGCCGCCGTGGCGCTGGTCGCCGCAGATGTGGCACTGCCCGCCACCGCATCGACATAGGTTTTGGTCGCGGCATCGGTCGAAGCGCTTGGCGTGCCAAGGTTGGTCAAGCGCTGCGCATTGAGGTCCACGTCGCCTGTTGCAAGCGGAAGCTGGTCAAGGCGCGGCGTCGCTCCAAGCACATCCGTACCGTTGCAGTAGACCCACTGCGCCCCCGAGCGCAGCGCGTAGCCCGACCCCGCCGCCGTCTTCAGCGTCAGCGAGAAGGCCCCCGCCGTGTTGTTGATCGCCAAGTACATCTTCTCGACGTTCGGAACCGTTACCGTGCTGTTCGCCGTCAAGGTGCCGGAGAACACGAGGCACGCGCGTCGCGCTTGATCGTCGCTGTAATTGGACGAAGTCAGCGTCGTGCTGGCGCCGCTGATCGTAATCGAGGCGATCCCGGCAATGGCATCGTCAAGCCGCTGTAGGGCATCATTCAACCGCGCGTCGCCCCACGAATTGAGATTTTCGCCCAACGCCTGCTTTTCGACCCTCAAGCGGGTCGTCGGTGTACTCGGCATGGTGCCCCCTAGCTAATCACGGCGCGGTCGGTCGCCCGCCGCCAATTGGTGCCGTCGCTGAAGGCCGGCACCGCGCCGCCAACATCGTCCGTCACGTAAATCCATGCGGCGAGCCATCGCGCAGGGTCGGGAAGATCGGCTTTCACATAAGACGCCAAGACCACCGGGAAACCGCGCGTGCGCCCGCGCATCTCCGATGTGATGTCATCGGCCAGCCTTTGCGCCCATTGCGGCGCATCGCGCGGAACGCTCACCATCAAACCAGCCGCACCCGAACCGCGCCGGAATTGTGGTAGATGCCGCCGATCGGAACGCCGGCCGTCGCCGCTGCGGCGTCGTCGGCGGCGCTGGTCAATGTGGCGCGGATCGGGTCGGCAATGATGCGAAGCTGCTGCTCCAGGGACGACGACACGGTGTCCCATGGGTTCGGCAGGGTATCGGGCGACACATAGGCATATTGGGTATAGCGCAGCAGCATCCGAAACGAGGTTTCGTTCAACGACTGCCCGTAGACCAAGGCCGCTCGTTTGGTGTGCGGGTAGAGCACATGCCCGCCGCTGAAATTCCCCCGCATGTCGGCTTCAGCGGGATAACTACTATTCTCATGGACTATAATCACGTCGGCGGTCGGATCGTCGTTGGAGAACCACTCTTCGCGCTGATTGGTCCCCGGATTTGCGACAACCGGCCGCAGGCCGAGGCCGTGACAGTACGAGGTATACCCGGCATAGAGCGCCAGCGCATCCTGCCCGCTCACCGTGAGTTCCCATGGCATCTCGTCAAGGAACACCCCGTCAATGTCGGGATACCGGGTCAACCAGCTATCGATATCGGCGCGCACCAGTGCGCTGCTCCTGACCGCGTAATCGGTGCTCACATAGGCCAGGACTTTTGCCCCTGACCCGCGAAGCATCTTAAACAACACGGTGTAATTGCCGTCGATCCCGCCGCTTCCCGGTCCGTTGTCGGGGTTGACGACGCAGAGGAATGGAACGGTGTGATACGTGCGGATCAGCGTCAGCAGCGCCGCCACGGTCGCATTGTTGTAAATGTCGCTCGGGTAGAGGTACAGCGGGATAATAACCCCGTTGCCGCCGGTAACGACGCCGTCAAGGCTGCCCCGGATCGTCTCGACCGCGTCGGATGCCGCCGTGACGCTCGCCGCCGCAGCCGTAGCCGAGGCCGACGACGCGGCAGCACTCGCCGCCGCAGCCGTGGCGCTGATCGCGGCGGCGCTGTCCGATGTGGCGGTGTCGCCGCCGGAAATCGTCGTCCATGTCGTCATCAGTCGAACGCCCCCGAGCGGATCACGAGCGGCGCCGGGAATTCGGCGGCATCGTCGGCCGCCTGAAGCACCTGCGCCGCCTCATTATAGAGTGTGCCCCATGTCTGCACGCGGCCATCGTCGCCGAGGTAGGGAGCGCTTTGAGCCAAGGCGCCGTACAGATAGAGCGCCGGGCTTGCCGTCAGCAGCACGTTGGTCTGGTTGCTGTCCGACAGCGCCGGCACGCGCCCGTAATAGGTCATCTCCAGCACGCCGCCGGGTGTCGGTCCGATCGGCGCGAACTGAAGCTCGTTGCCGACGATGCTAAAATACATCGGCATCTGCGCCCGGTATCGGTCGGCATAGCCGGCCATAAGCGCACCCGTCGCAAAGCCGATTTCCGCGTCGTCCAACGTCAAGCGCCACATGCCGAGGAAGTCGGTCGGCAATGTCTCGTAGCCGTCGCCGCCGATCGTCGTTGTGGCCCGCTTCAGCATCGAGCGCAGCCGAAGCCGGCTGTTCATGTCGCTCTCGGCCAAGCTGATGAAATCCGGGATCGCGGCCGTCAGATCATCGCGCATCAGCCAGGATGCAATGCTGCTCTTAAGTCCGGCATACGTGTCGAGTGCCATTAGAAACCCCCCATGCGCATGCCAAGGCGCCGCCGCAGTTTGCGCGACGATCCGCCACCGCCGCCGCCTTGCAGCGGTCCCCCCTCATTGATGAGCGCCGCCGAAAGCGTCACGTCCGTGCCGTTCGTGCTGGAGGCTGACACGAACTCAAGGACGCCGCTGGCGGGAGATAGGCCGGTCCATTGCGCTTTCCCGCCGCGCGCCAATGCCTGCGTATTCCCGGCCACCGTCCAATTGTTTGAAACCACGCCGGGAGCGGTCGAATAAAGGGTCACCGTGTAGGTCTTGGCGTTGTCCAGCCCGGTAAAGCGGAGCGTTCTCCCCGCGCCGTACCATTTCAGGTAACTGGTGCCAACGTCGGACGGAAGATCGGCATGGCCGATGCCGTCCGTCTTCGAAATGTCCCATACATCGCAGTAGTAACCCGCAGTCGATGCGCCCCCGGTACTCGTCACCAGATTGCTTAGGGTGGATGGATCAGGGGCGGCGTCATTGTTCCAGCCGCTCAGCGCGACGGTTGAGCCGCAATTGACTTGCCATAATGTGCTGCTGCCCCCACCGCCGCCCGCGTCGGGAAAGGCGGCGCTCGGCGCCGTGAAGGCCCCGCCATAGCGCGCGACCCCCTTGGTTATCCGGACCTCGTCAACATAACCGTTCAAATCCCATCCGGTATACGTGTTCGACAGCCGCCCAATTCGAAGAACGGAGGCTACGTCGCGAATTGAAAAGGTCGATGTCAGACTGGCGAGAACCGCGCCGTTAACGTAAAGCCTGATTACGTTGCTGGCATCCCGATCAACGCATAAGTGATACCAAGTTCCGGTTGCGGGGGTCCACGTCCCAGTGATGTCGGTCGTCGCCGTGTTCGGGTCCATCATCCGAAAGATGATGTTCGAGCCGTTGCGCCACAAAGCCCAACTGGTGTCAGCCGCCACGCCGCTGCCGTACTGCCCCACAAAAGCCATCGTGGCGCTAACCGCGCTGAACCGGAACCACCCCTCGACCGTGAATTGGCCGCTGCCGAACGCCCAATCGGTGCTATCGGGAACCTCCAGCCAGTCACCGGCTCCGTCCAGCACCGCCGAGCCGGTCCCAAACTTGAATTGTGCCGTACTGATTTGCGCGTTGCCGTTCGCGGTGACGGTTTTTGCGCTTGAACTGCTATCAACGAACGCCGTGCTGCCGTTGCTGCCGTCCGCGTGCAACAGCAGCACCGTACTTGACCAGTTCGGATCAGACATTCAGCGGAAGCCCGCGATGGTCGTTGCCGTCGTGCCGGTGCTCAGAACCTTCGTCACCTTGACCGGCAAGACGCTGCCTGCCTGCACGCCGGTAAAGGTCAGCGTGGTGCCGTCTTCCGTGGTCACCGCCACATTGCCGGCACCGCCGACGAACAGCGCCGCCGCGCGCTGCGTGTTGGTATCGTGCGGCGTGATGGCGAAGGC